TTGATCATACCCATCCTGTAATTTGTAGTGTATACCTTGGTTCTACACCAAGATTAGCAGCCATGTGTGGCATATCATACTGCCACTCGACTACGTCACCCGCTTGCCAATTCACCTTTGGCAGATTATTGTATTCAGCATAGTGACCGGGTTTCCAGTTTTCCAAAAATATCACAGCTCTGCGTATGCGATGTTCTTGGCCTTGCAATCGAAATATCTGTATGTAACGCAGATACAAATCTTGATGAGTTGGAAGAACAGTTCCGGTGTTCATTCTGTAGTAACTGGTACCAATGTTTTTCCAGCCCATCTCTGTGTAAATATCAAGAAAACGTTGATTCCAACTGGGCTGAGGACTGCGCATATCGCACATGTCACCGGTGAATTTTTCTGAGTAACCTTGACTCAGCCAACGTTGGATGTTGGCAACATCATTAAACTGCTCGTGTTTGTAATCGAGATCTTTGTACTCGTTGTTCCAGAATTTTGGAATGTTATATTTGAGTATTTCTTGTGTTTCCATAGTGTATTATTGTAAGCCCATCAATAGATGGAAGTTTGCGCCAAGGGTCAACAATGACTGAAGAACGAGGTATAGCGCAGTACGGCATGGTAGCAGTTTGCCCTTCAATATAGCTGTAAGTGATCTGACGATCATGGGCCCACAGTATCACTGATGGTTGTTGTAACTCTGCAATCACGTCGATTTGATTGTCTGCTAGTGGATCAAGGTATTTGACATCCAGGCCAGCCTGTTTGACGTAGTGTCCAATCAAGGTAGAGTAAGACCCAATACAATAAGGCACATCGGGCTTGTAGGCTTTGCCGTGTATGACCACCTCCATGTTGTGCTGTGATGCCTGCGCCACCAAGAAGTCAGCAAGATTTCTAGCTTGTATTTCTCTGGCATGCATCACTGTGTCAAACAAGTCGTAACCAAGGTTGTATTCTTTGGCCAACCAACGCAGAGCAATGTTGTCACGTGGATGGCAAGCACCAGCATCACCCATGCCTGCGGTCATGTACTTGGATCCCATGATGCGCATGGTGCTGCGAGCCAGGGCATCTGTGACAACGTCAACATTGATATTGCCAATACGCATTGCAAAGTCTTGAATCATGTTCACAAGTCCAATTTTTGCTGAGATGAATGTGTTGTAGAAAATCTTGATGGCTTCGCACTCGTCCCAGGTGCCAATTTCATAACGCGGATTGTTCTGCATTACTGTGTCATACAATTCACGCAGTTCGCCAGCCAGGGCCGTGGGGTTTCCATCTTCGGTGCCAATCATGATCATTTCAGGATTGACCATGTCCCACTTCACAGAACCCATGGCAATTAGATAAGGATTGTATAAAAATTGGTGCTGTCTAGCCAGTCTAGGTACAAACTCGCGACGTGTTGTGCCCGGTAATACTGTGGAGATTAACACAACTTTTTTGGACTCCCGGGCGTGTAGATTGATTTTGTTGATGGCATCAATCACAGCTTCGTATCCAAAGTCCCGGGGTTCCAAATGACTACTTGGCTCAGCACCATCATATCCTTCGGCATGCGGGGTTGGCACAGCAACAAAGATCCACTCACTTTGGTTTATTAACTCATCAATATCACAAATTTTGATCAAGTTGCTAGAGCGCGGGTAAATATCGTAACCTCTGACTTCATGCTTTTCTGCCATGACTTCAGCACAATCAAGACCCAGTTTGCCAATTCCAATAAAACCAATTTTTTTCATATGAGTGTGCCTTTAGACAGATTGTACAATTTTCTTTTTGACATTGCAAATCGCGATGACCTACTAATTTATCGGTTTTTCCCGCATGGATCAAGAAATCTAGATGATCTCAAAGATCCGTTTCCACTGCGGCCCGAGCAATCTTGGTTCGAAGTTATGACCATGCCATGCATGATATTTCATGATCAAGAACCCTTGATGTATTACTTGTATAACAAAAATGATTTTAAAAATTGTGTAGAAAAGAATAGAGACCCTCTCTGGCCCAAGGCACTGATAGATGTTGTATCAAACCTGCATTTGCGAGCATGTGTACGTGCCACAACAAATGCTTATGATCAAACGTTATTGTGTCATTCTGAGAAAAACAGCCGGGATCTTGAACTTTATCAACAGCATGGATTTATTGGAGTATACTACTGGTGTCACGCTTTGTTGGCTAGAGATTGGTATAGGTATGCTAGAGTAGACCCAACGTTAGCAGTAAATTTTGAAAATATTACTCATGACTTTTTGATTTACAATCGTGCCTGGAGCGGCACTAGAGAGTATCGTTTGGCTTTGGTAGAAATGCTAGCCAATAATGATTTAATATCTTGTTGTCGAACAACATTCTCTGCGATTGACAACCAGGTGCAGTATACCCAACACAAATTTACCAATCCTGATCTTGCTATCTCTCGTGATGACTTGCATGAACTGTATCCGGCCAACACACATGCTGCCAGTGCCAGTGCTGACTACTGCGTTGAAGACTATGCTACTACGGCCGTTGAAGTTGTGCTTGAAACATTATTTGATGATCAGCGGCAACATTTGACTGAAAAAGTGTTACGTCCAATTGCCTGCGGTCGTCCATTTATGCTGGCAGCCACCCCAGGTAGTTTACAGTATTTAAAACAATATGGATTTGAGACTTTTGATGGATTGATTGACGAAACATATGATACTATAGAGGATCCTCAACAACGACTCAAAGCAATAGTTCAAGAAATCAAAAGAATCACTTCCCTGAACAATAGTCAAAAAAAATTGTTATGGGTTGAACTGTACAAAATCTCCGAACGCAACAAACAATTGTTTTTTAGTGATGAATGGCACCAGCAAATTGTGAAAGAATTCAAAGATAATTTTGATTTGGCTGCAAGCCAACTAACTGTGTCGGGGAAATATCAAGATGCCCTAGATCAAATAGCATTGAGTAATGATCCTGAGATGTTGCGTTGGAGAGACCATAAACGTCCCGGAATGCCAACATCAACAGATCGTGAAAGACTTGCACGTTGGATACAACAACATCAGTCTCAGAGATCATAGCCTATACAGTATCTTTCACTATGGTTGCAGTCCAATCACTTGGTACACCGTTTTCTTTATGTTGCTTGACACGATTTAGTAAGTCTGTGTAGAACGTATCAATCTCACCATTCCATTTGCCCGTCAATCCCGCAATTGCTTGCTCACAATAGTTCCAGTGTTGGTTGCGGTAGGCTGCTATTAAATCCGCATGAATCTTTTTGTGTGCTTCCATGTTGGCACATTCATCCATGGCCATTTTTTCAACCAAACAATAAGCAGTGAACGTTTGATCGCCGCCTACTGTGCTAAAAGTGTCTAGCTCTAGTACGGTATAACAGTCAGGTATTTGTTTTGCTGAGTCGCCAAATATAATGTTCATTGTGTTTCCTTTTAAATATGTATCATGAGCCTAGCATTTGATTTAATTTCTGATTTACACGTTGAAACTTGGTCCGCAGATTTTGATTGGACTTATCAAGCTACCAGTCCAGTATGTATTGTTGCAGGAGACGTATGCCAAGACCGAGACGTGTTGGTTCGCACACTCAAACACCTAGGCAAGTGTTACCAAGCCGTGTTTTACATCGACGGCAACGATGAACACCACGAACGATTGGAAGATATTGGCCATAGCTACACCGATCTAGCTCGCCGACTGCGCCGAATTCCCAATGTGGTATATCTACAAGACAATGTGGTCATAGTGGATAATGTTGCAATTTTGGGCACCAATGGTTGGTGGGGTTTTGATTTTGATCTTGGTATTGATGCTGAACAGTCTGCGCTGTGGAGCCAAGAACGTTACAATATCACCGGCCTGGCCACCAAGGGTATTGCTAGAATGAGCAATACTGATGCCAGTTATATGTTGAGCAGTGTCAGCAGGTTACAAACTCACAAAGATGTAAAAAAGATCGTCATGGTTACCCATACGGTACCGGACCCTGCGCTGATTGCACATGACATAGAACTTGACGGCAGCATGCGATTCAACACCATGGGCAACCGACTCATGATGCAGGCCGCTGCTGTGGACACTGAAAACAAAATACACACATGGTGTTTTGGTCACTACCATGGCAGTGTGGACCAACTGCGAGGCGGCATTCGCTTTGTCAACAACTGCCGCGGGAGAGGCAATACACCGCATGTCAAATCAGTGTATTATCCCAAGAGAATAGTTGTGGATTTTTAAGTCACGCTTTCAGGCTCAACTCTGATCTGCAACGGGTAGTTTTGAGCTCGTGCCAGCATGGTCACTTCAACGCCTTTTTGTTCGGCAATTTCGTAGGGCAACACTGCCACACAAGCTGACCCTTCTTCGTGAATGTCTTTTGTGATGGTTTCAGCAGTTTCTACGTTGTAATCAAAATACTCCATCAGTGTTTCCACCACAAATTCATATGTGGTTTGATTATCATTGAGATATACAACACGGTACATGGGCGGTTCTTTTAAGTCTTCAGCAGGCTTGATTCGTGTTCTTGTATCGCTCTGTGCCATTTCAGTTCCTTGTTGTTCAGTAGCGGCACTGTGCCGCTACTGTATTTACGCTATTATATTAGGAAGCGTAGGTGATAGCAATAGTTTTAGGCTTGGCTTCCTCAGGTACTTCACGTTTTAAGTGAATGCTGAGAATACCCAGTTCAAGGTGTGCATTGCTGATTTCCACATGATCCGCAAGTTGAAATTCTCTGCGGAAGCTTCTTTCGCTAATGCCCTTGTGCAGGTATTTTGCAGTGGCATCTTCATTGTCAACTGATTCACGACTGTGCCTGCCTTCAATGACCAATAGATTTTTGTCCTTGGTCACTGTGAGGTTGTCGTGCGCAAAACCAGCCACAGCCAAGCTGATCATGTACTCGTCGTCTGCAACTTGTACAATGTCGTAGGGTGGATAGTTTGAGCTGGATTGTTGAGCACTCACACGCATGAGCTCATCAAATACGTTATCAAAGCCGATACCAAATTTGGTGAGTGCAGGAAGGTCGAAAGAACGAAGGGTTAGAGTTTTTGTCATTTGTTTTCTCCTTTATTAAGCAAGATGACTTGTAATGTAGCCCGACCATCGGCGCTACATTGTTATTTATTATACACGAAAAGCGAATTATATTTTGTTATTTAGGTCAGTTACCAGACGGTAATCTGTCCAGCTCGGGTGTTTTGGATCTGGTACCCAAGTCAGCCCAAAAAGAGTGTAGAGATCATCTGAGTCAAAGGTTACCCGTAAAGTGTACTTGAATGGCTTGGTTCGGAATTCAACTTGGTACTTGGCGGCCCAATTATAAAGTCGATCACGAAGTGTTGCCAGGGCATAGGTCGCTGTCATGCCGCCTGCACCAGTGGGCAAGCTGAATTCTATGTACATCAGTAAAGTTTTTTGGGCAACTGTTGATCTGCTAGTTTTTTACGCCAACGATTTCGAGCAGCTGATGCTTTGAGCTTGCGACGAGTCGTGGGTTTGACATAAAACTCGCGATCACGAACATCATTCAAGATTCCAGAATCTTGAATTTTCTTTTTGAACTTGCGCAGAGCTTTTTCTACTTGTCCATCTTGCACCAGTACTGATCTACCCCTGAGTTTTTGCATTTGCTTCCTTGAGTTCTCTAGGGGTATTTACCTGATCAGCATCGATGATCACCCGGTCTATGCCTTGCCGGCGATACTGTGCCAAATAGAACATGTGCGGAAGCAACACACGTTCCAGTTCACTGTGCAAACCTCTAGCACCAGTTTTGTTCAAAATAGTGCGATCAGCAATTAATTCCAATGCTTCGGGCGAAAATTCTAATTCAACTCGATCCTGACCAAACAACCATGAATACTGCTGAATATAACTGTGTTTGACATCCAGCAAAATGCGGATAAGATCCTCTTTGCCCAGTTCCCTCAGAGCTACCCAACCAGGAAAGCGTCCAATAAACTCCGGGATCATTCCAAACTTGATCAAGTCATCTGGTGTGACTTGATCCAAACTGGTGTTGACATCAGGATTCACCTTGGCACCAAATCCAATACTGGTACCGCGCACTCGATTTTTGACTACAGCATCAAGACCAACAAATGCCCCGCCAGCAATAAACAAAATGTTGGTGGTGTCAATTTCAATCATTTCTCCTGAAGGATGCTTGCGATTACCAGTGGGAGTGACTCTACATTTGGTACCTTCTACCAATTTAAGTAGAGCCTGCTGTACACCCTCGCCTGAAACGTCGCGTGTGATACTGGCACTTTCACTGCGTCGGCTGATCTTGTCAATCTCGTCAATGAACACAATGCCACGTTGAGTCTTGGCCACATCACCATTGGCCGCTGCAAACAGTCGAGATATCAAACTTTCTACATCATCGCCCACATACCCTGCTTCGGTTAAACTGGTAGCATCTGCAATAACAAATGGCACGTCAAGATAGCGTGCCACGCTGCGAGCCAGCAATGTTTTTCCTGATCCAGTGGGCCCAAACATCAAAATATTGCATTTTTCAATTTCTACATTGGGATCAGGATTGGCAATGCGTTTGTAGTGATTCACCACTGCCACACTCAACATTTGCTTGGCACGATCTTGCCCAATAACATACTGGTCAAGATGTTCTTTAATTGCCTGCGGATCAAGTTCAACTGGGTCTGTTGTCTTAACAATGCTTTCATCTGTGAGCAATGTTTCGCAAAGTTCCACACACTCATTACAAATTGCCACACGTTCGCCCACAATGAGTTTGGCAACTGCATCCTTGTGTTTACCACAAAAACTACATGTGTCAATGGTGTCATTTGATTTCATTGTTTGCCTTTTGTAGATGGTTTTCCAATTGTTGACGCTCGCTGTTGCTCAATAATTCAGGATCATATTCACCTGTACTTATTTTGTTCACCAGGTGTTCGATATAAGCTGAATCATAAGTGTAACTGTCGCTAAGGTTTTTGTCAACCGCAATCCAGTTTGTACCATTGTACTTGTACACGACATTGGGCACAATGTCTACTCGCACAAACGAATCGCCTTTGCTGGCTGTTTCTGGAAAGCTGGTGCCAAACCCAGTGCGATTTTCTGGTCTGGCATTGTCGGCTACCAGACGCATCCAAGGCAATTCGTTGATTTCACCTCGTATTAATTTAGAGCGTTGATTTTTTATGGTGTCGTTGGGGTTCTCGGCCTTCCATTGTTTGATGGCTGCTTTGAGTTCCAGATCTTCAGATTCAATTTCTTCATGATCTTCGGTTGGTGGCGTCTCATTGAATTTGACCACCATGGGAGAATGAAACATCCAACCTGGTGGATATTTAAAACCCTCTTTCAAATAAGGATGTGTGTCGGGGTGGTGTGAAGGTGGTTGTTGTGGAGGTGTCTCTGTCTTTACAATCTCGCGCAAGGTTTCAATTTGTTTTTCAGTCAGTGGACCATCATCTGGTTTGTATCGGGGTTCGTCGTGTATAAACCCACCGGTGCCTTGTCTTGCCCATTCAAATTGTTTGTTAGCGGCCAGAATCAGTGTGAGTGCTAGAGGGTCAAATACCAGCACAATCATTATGATCACAAATCTAACAGCTTTTTCCAATACATTTTGATCAGTGCTCTCGCCATAGATCAAGGCGGCAATATATTTGATCGGGCCTACTTCGGCTTCAACTTTTCGAAATTCTGCTGCAAGAGGAGCTCGTTCTTCGTTGAGCGTGGTAATTCTTTTTTGGCTTTCGCCAATTTCTTTGAGTAGTCGGCCACGCTCGGCTTGTTGGCCACGGCGTATTTGAACTGCCTTTTCTGCGCCTCGTTCGTCGCTGGACCGGCCCATAACTTGGTCCACTGCTTCATCAAGTTGCTTGAGAGCCCGGCGGTTAGCATCTATGTTGTCACGTTCTGTTTTGATTTTTTCATCATAGATAGCAATCTTGGCCACAGCATCACCTGACACCAGGCTTTGATCACTGTGCGCTTTGGATAGATATCCAAAAATGCCCATACTGGTCAGCAGCATCAAGAAGGCCACGGCTGGCACAAGATACACCTTGAAGGCCCAGCCAGCACGGCGCCAGTTGTTGTGCAACCACACAGTGGCTGCAATCTTTCCCAGTTCTAAACTGCCACCCATGATGATCACAGGAATAGTTGCCGCAGAAAATATAGCAACCAGACCAGCCACAGAGTAATAGGCAGCCACTGCGCTCAATAAAAGAGCAGTGGCCAAAATAGCAAAACCAAATATCATAGAAATTTATTTATTAGTGGCCGCTACCTGTCTAACAGCATGTTTAATGGCTACCCAAGTACCAAACTTGGGATCAGGTACCTCAAACCAAACACGCTCTGCGACCAGGCCAGATCTATAGGTTATGTTGGCACGATCAAGTCTGCGTTTGACATGACTCTGACTGCGCCAATTTTTACCAAACTGTGCTCTTGCTTCTTGCATGATAGCATACCATTGACTGGTGGTAGACAGTTCGAAAAATAATTTGTGCATGGGCAAAGGCGTTTCTTTAAGCGAGTCAAGTGATTTAAGCATACTCGACGTAGAGGCTTCAATGTTAACAGTCATATACACAACCTTACTAGATAGATCCTCTCGGCATACCCCCGGGGTTCCAATCCGGGTTTTGGTCTGTTGCCAGACCGAGGTCTTTGTCGCAACCTACGGGACTTCTGTTCACATGCCACGGTGCCTGGTAGGCCTAGGTTATCGATCACCCTACCCGGCCATTGAACAGCCCAATCTCTCTGTCCATGCACACAGTAATTATACTACATTTTAGTCTTCTTTAAAATCCACAACTTTGCCGTTTTCGTCGGCAATGATGATTTTGCTGAAACCGTTTTCTCCCTCAATTTGAATGGGCCCCCAGATATACATTTCTGTTTCGTCGTGCATCCAATCTTCTTGATCTTCCAGGCTGTAGACGCCTTCTTCGTCGATGATCTCCTGTAGGCGTTGCTGTTCTTCTTCGTCCATGTCATCGGGCCACTCAATCTCTGCCCACCATCCGTCATAGGTTTCAATCAGCTCTACTTCTTCAATGTTGTTTTCACAACAGTTATACATGTCAATACTGTCGCGACGTCCATCTCCGCCTGGAACTTCTACAAATTCAAATTCCGGAGGATTATCATCTGAAGTAGTGACCGTCCAAGATCCTCCGCGCCAGCCCGTTTGATACACAAGTTTTTGTCCATCTTTGACAAAGTGCTCGTGTTCTTCGATCGACTTTTTATAATAAGTGCTTACAGTCCAATTTGCCATGATTACTCCTTGGTATGTTCCAAAACAATACGGTCTAATGCTTCTCTCAAAAAGTGCTCATCGGGGTCGTAGGCTACACCTCGCCACTTGACAATTTTGAGTTCTTCGTCGGGGCTCCACTCGTTGTGCCAGTTCCGGCCGTTGAACATGGCATGATATTCGTGACCGTCCTTGGTCTTGACTTCATACTTGCCTTGGCGAACAGGCACAGTTTTGGCCGGGAACCAGTTAGTAAGTCCATAAACGATGTCATCCATGTCGCGATATCGTTCGTAGCCTTTGCCTTGGTTTGACCCTGCAATGTAGAATGCATACTCAGAACCTTTGCCGTTGGTGTCTCCACCATAGTTGTCCAGTTCTTCACCGTCGTATTCAGCACCTACAACAATTTCGTTGCTGTCAAAATCGGAAATTTGTATCAGCAGTTTTTCAGGATCAAATGGTTGTCGAAGTTCAATGTTGGCTTCAAAGAATGTGCCCTTGTCAGATGTGTATCCATAGAACACCACAGTGCCGGGATCTTTTTCGTCAATCCAAACTTCTTCTATGGTGCTGAGTTGCACATCGCAGCCGTCAAGACTGGACAGTTCACGCTCATAAACAATGTTTTCATTCTCGTCCAGAATCTGCAGATGTCCGGCACTCATATCCACGCCATTCACATGTCCCATGTCATCGCAATCAAACCACGACCCGGGCGCAAAAGGTTGCATGTCTTCGGGCACTTCCCCATCATATCCACCCCAGGCATAGTCCGGCACACTTAGACGATGTTCCTTAAAATAATCGTAGACCTTGCGATCCACGGTGCCCATGACATGCTCGCCACCATAGCCCCACAATTGAATCTTGTAGGTGCGCGGTGTGAATTTGAGTACTTGTAGCAGTTTTTCCTGCTCTTCGGTGGTAGACATCAGTCGTCCTTTTTAAGTCCAAACAGCTGGAGCAGATTAATGAACAGGTTAATAAAGTCTAAATACAATGCGAGTGCTCCAGACACTTCGTCGGCCGCAGTGGCATTTCCATTTGACACCATCTCGCGGATTCTCTGTGTGTCGTAGGCTGTGAGTGCCAAAAACACAATGATTGCAATTGCAGAGATCACCATTTGCATCACCGTAGAGCCGATAAAGATGTTGATGATGCTGGCAATGATGATTGCAATCAAGGCCACAAAAGCATAACGACCCACTGAGTCAAGACTTTGCTTGGTAAAGTATCCATATCCCGACATGGTACCAAACAAAACAGCCGCGCCCATGAAGGCTGTGACGATTGATCCCATTTTAAAAACTACAAAGATTGTGGCAAAACTCAAGCCCATAAGGGCCGCAAAACCATGTAGGCAAAGTTGCGCAACACTTTTGCTGGGATTGTTGCCCAGCACCATGGTGACCGCAAACACTGCCACCAAGGGTGCAAAGATAACCACCCATTTCATGAATCCGGTAAAGAAAAACTGTACCAGTTCTGGACTCATGCCCACAAACATAGACACCAGCATGCTGGTGATCACAGCCAGCATCATGTGTCCATACACACGACCCATGGCTTGATTTACGCCCGCGGCGTCTCTATAACTGTCAATAGTTGATGCGTACATCATTCTTTCTCCTTTTTGGTTAATTCGCATACCAACAAAAATTGTTCGTATGCGTGTCTCACACTCTCGTGTTTCATTAATTTATCTGCTTCTGCGTGTAATGCCGTCAATCCTGCTTGAGCAATGTCGTAAACACAAGCAATTTGTAGAGTAGCCAATTCACTACCAAACTCTTTTGCTAACTTTTCCCAGGCTTTCTTTTGTCCCGGAGTAATAGCAGTTCTTTGTGGTCGCAGTTCACTGGCTTCGCGTATGGCTTTGCACATGGCATCTTCGGCCACACGGCCGGCCGCAATCAGCGCGGCATGGTTAGGTTCCACGTTAAACCTACGGGATGAACCCCCGGGGTAGCACATGACCAAGTGATTACCTTTAGGGAAACTGTCCAAAAGATCACTGTCATACTCAGCCACAGGATGATACCGACGTCCAATTTTTTCATAGAATATCTTTTTCATTCGTATTGCTTGATCACTAGGTTCAATGCTTCGATTACACGAGCATTGTTTACCACATCTTCTGGATGCAACCAATAGCCAGTGGGATTGTCTTCAGACCTCGGATTCTTTTTCCAGTCACTGAGTTCTTTCTTGAGGTATCCACGGTACTCTTTGAGATTTAGCAAAGTGATTCGGTTTGCAGCTTCGCCGTCTAATGTGATTGGGCCAACTCTTTTACTCATTGTGTGCTTTCAACGGAGTACCTCTGAGACCAGATACCATTTGAAATTTGTCCCAGGCGTCTTTTACAGTGGGCAAGTTTTCTAGGTCGCTGTCTGATACCACAGTTTCTAACCAGTAGTACGGCAGGCGTCGGGGGTGAGCACCGAACTTGCGGGGCTGGTGGAACTTGCCTTGATTCCATAATTCAATACTGACATCACGGAAATCTTGTTCCGTGTAATCAGTATCGCCCCATTCTATATTTGTGTTTAGAAATGAGCCGCCACTATAGCCTGCCCAGATACCCGACCATTGTGCATCATCACGTGGATCAAAGTCTGTGCGAGCAACAATGACCAACACATCTTCAAGGTCCACTTGACCTTCCACAATGTCACGAACACAACGACTATAACTAAGTCCAATTTTCAAACTTTTTCTCCTGCTTCGAAGTCACGAAATCTCAAGAACCGTGGGAATCTGAGGCTGTATGTTCCGTCTTGGTTTTGTGTGACCGCGTCAGCTTGGATTTCAACCAAGTGACCAAGTAGGTCATGCCTTGCGGCCCAGTACCCATCGCGATCGCTATCACTAAGACCGCTGCCAACATTAACACAAATATGCCGTCCATTGTCTTCTCCTTCACAAATTATAGCACCAAGTCGATTTTCGTTGCGACCAGTACCTTGCTCAAAACCCACAATCTTCAAATCAACAGTTATAGTGGGTTTCCATTTCATCCAAAAATCACTGCGTTTGCACTCATAAGGTGCATCCATGCTCTTGATCATGATACCTTCAAAACCCTCGGCCACAGCAGCCTCGGCATAACGGTGCATGATGTCATGCCCTTCGGCTGTGTCCAGGTCCACTTCCAAGCCATTCATGATGCGCAGGCAAGGCGTGTCCAAAAGGGCTTCTCGGGCACTCTCAATCCACTTAATGCGTTTGTACTGTTGCAAATTGCAGTGGCCTTGTTTGAGAGCATCCAAGGGCAAGATATCAAAAATGTGATACACCATGCCCGAAGTTTCAGCATTGCTCTTGCGATGTGCTTGACGCATGAGCTTTTGAAAGCTTTCGCCAACGATCTCACCATCCAGCACAAAGTGGCCACCTGTGCCACGACCGTATTGAAAGTGCTTGCGATTATCTAAAATAGCTTCTGCAATCTGCGGAAAGTTTTCAAACTCTTTACCATTGCGACTGTACAGGGTGCACGAGTTACCCGACACCACTGCCAACACACGCACACCATCCAGTTTGCATTCCAGGCGCTTGATGCCTCGGAGCTTTTTGGGCTGGTCTGTTGAGTCTTGTGCCAGTTGGCAACTGAACACAGGAATCTTCCATTCAGTTTTGCTCAACACCTTGTTCAAGGTCTTTTCCGAAATGCCGCAACGTAGGTCTTTGATCAGCACACGTCGAGCAAGATTGTTCCACTCTTCACTATCAAACTCGTCAGCACATTCTTGAATGGCATCACGTGCGCGGTGTCCTGAAATACCTCGAGTGCGCAGGTCTTCCAACAAGGCCCAAAAGCGTGGCCACGGGTTGCCACGACCAGTTAGTCCTGTGGTTTCGGGAACCTGTCGCACATGAAATGTGTAGAACGGATTGTAGGCTTGATAGCAGTTGAACAAAAAGCACTGTGCATCAGTACTGCCCAGTCGTGCGGCCATGAGTGCTTTTTCAATCACCTTTTCTTTGTGAATGCGACTGTCCGAACTTTCCAGGTCTCGAATCCAACCTGCGGCCATCACTGCCTCACAACGATCAAGATCAAAAGAGATTTCATTCATGTTATTTAAATCCTTACCACGACGAGTTATAAAACACTTTAAGTCCCAAGAACAATTCGGACTTGGCAGTTTGGATAAACTCTAGATCTTGTGCTCGATAATATTCGTCCGAGTCTTCGCCAAAGAAAAATCCTGTGGTCTTGGGTAGCTGGCAGTGCTTGACTGCTTGCTCAAGTTTGTCAAGATCTTCCCATGTTAGTTCTAGTTCAATGCCGTTGAACGCACTGCCCCAACCACGGTCATCGGGCTGTTCCATGTTGGCTTGGTGCAATTTACGCTTCCAAAGGCTTTCCATCCAACCATGCAGATTGGGATGTTTGCGCCAATAGGCAATTTCACGTGGCTTGGTGACATTGCTATTCACATACTCTTTTGCATCAGAGTCAAACACCGCTGTGTCATAAAAATCATTTTGCTGCCCGGCTCGGCTGGCCACATATGCATACATGTCAAGACCCACGTCTAACTCCTTTTTGGTATTG